CAGCATCTCCAGCACCATGTACAATTGTCGCAATTGCGAAGGATGGAGCTGAATACATTGATGCTTCGTTCACAATCACAGCTGCAACTGGAATTAACGTTCCTGTCAATGGTGGTGATGAAAGAAACTACTCTAATCCAGCATAATAATAGATAAATAAATGAGAAAAGGCAATAAAAGTGGTAGCTCTAAAAAAGCTACCACAAAGCTTTCTGAGAAGGAAGTTAAGACAGTAGAAAAACTCAATAATAAAATCGAAAATTTAGACCTATCTGATATGTCCAAAAATGAAATTGATAAAGTAATTAAGTCATTTTCTCCTGAAGGACTAGAGCTAAGAAGAAAGAGAAAAGCAATTCGATATCAGTTATATCGACTGAGAACAGAATCTGAAGGAAAAGCATCAGCTGATTCTACAGATGAATTCAGAGAGTCTTTTTCAAACCAACCACTATTTGATGGTTGGAGATTTTTTGGAACTACGTGGGATGTAGCTTTCGACGATCCAATGAGAATTGTTCATAAAGATAAGTCAGAGCAACAAGAATGGGATGAATTAGTCGCTGCCAAATTCCCAACAATTGATGCAAATGGGAAGGTATCATATCCTGACATTAATGTAAGAAAGAAAGTAGAGGCTATCACGAAAAAATAAAAACAACAAGTGTCGAAAGTATCATTTGATATAGTCACGAGAATCATAACAATCACCATTCCCCCAGTCTTGGAGAATGGTGATCTCGTTATTGATATCGACGTACAAGAAGACTTATATTCTCAAGGGAAGATTGATTGGGTTGCTGACAGCAATTTAAGAAAGCTGTTGTTCCCTATTAGGGCAGTAGGAGGAGACGATTTACCTGGATCTAAGAAACTAGGAGACACATACTTTTTAGCAGCAGATTGGAAAATAGCACCATTTGAAAATAGTCATCGACTACGTGTTAATGGTAACTTTTATTCAGAAGACGGCACTTCGCCATTTAACAATACAGTAGGAAATTACAATCTGTTTTTAGAACAAACAGTAAGTTCATTAGTGGATAGTACAGTTCAGCAGTTAGAAGAGATTGAATTTGCTACATTTAACGGAGGAGTAACGATAGATGAAGTTAATGGGACATTAGATTTATTAACCGGATTACCTGGCTCACCAGCAAATCCAGTTAAGTTATTGGCTGATGCTAATGCAATTATCATACAAAGAATGTTGCCTAAAAAAGTATTTGTTGTAGGAAACCTAACAATAAATGATGCAGTAAGTTGGGTTGGATATGAGTTTGAAGGAGAATCACCATTAAAGTCTACCATAACTATTTTAGATGCAGCAATTGTAATGAACTGTGAATTCTATCAAGCGACAATAACTGGAATATTAGATGGCAATAGTCAAATAGAAAATGCAGTGATTTCAAACTTAGATTTCGTCGATGGATATATTTTCAATTGTGCTCTTGGACCAAACCCTATTATTTTAGGAACATCAACAAACGCCAATATATTTGCTAGCTTTTCAACAACGCCTGGAACATTAACACCGACAATTGATATGAATGGTACTGGGATTCTAGCTTTAAGAGATTATAATGGAGGAATTCTTTTGAGAAATTACAATGGAAGTGATTCACATAGTGTAGACTTATCCTCAGGACAAGTAAAACTAGATACAGCTACGATAACAAGCGGAACATTTGTGGTAAGAGGTGTAGGTAAATTAGTAGATGAGTTAGGTAATGTAATTCCTACTGGAATGTGGAATGGTGGAGTGACAATTATAAATGAAACAAATTCATATTTAATGTCAGTGTCTGGTGGAGGAGCAACCGCAGCTCAAGTATGGGAGTATCCAGTAGCAAGTTTATCAGGAAGTAAAACGACAATGGGGTATTGGGTTTCAAGAAAATTACTTACATTAAGTAGATGGCTAGCAAATAAGAAACGTGATTAGTTTAGATATAGATACAAGTGAATTATCCGCAGAGTTCTCGCTAACACAGCACGAAGTCAATCAAATGCTGGAATATACTGTAGAAGAAATATCAGCTCAGTTTGCACGTAAATGGGAGACTGAGGCTAAGTCAGTACTAAAATCAACTCGATCAATCTACGTCAACAGTATTCAAGTAAAGAAAAGAGGACAGTTCAGCGCAGCTGTATTTCTTAATCCAGCAAGTTGGTTAGCCAATGCACTGGAGATGGGAATGAGTTCATTTGACATGAAGGCTGGGTTCTTAGGAAGTAGTAAGATAAAGTACACCAAAAAAGGTAATCCATATTTAACAATTCCATTTAGGTTCGCTTCATCAAGTGCATTGGGAGAGAGTAGTGCATTTGCAGGAGTAATGCCTCAGGTGATTCACACAACAACAAAAAGTTTACCGCCAGGAGGAAGATTGAAGATGAGCAACATTCCATCTCAATATCACATTCCAAAGAGTGCTGCTTTGAGAAGTCAAGTTAAAAGTGGTAACTTTGCCAAAGTAACGGCAAGTACAAAAATGACATCAATCTATCAAGGGATGCAAAGAACCAATGGTGGATATGTCAATTTTAGAAGAGTGTCATTAAACTCACAAGACCAGAGTTGGATCCATCCAGGATTCGTCAAATTAGATTTAGCAAATAAAGCTCTATCGAAAATGGATGTCCCTCAAGAAGTCGATGTTGCAATCGATAATTATTTAAGTGGAATAGGATTTTAAAAACATAGACTATGATTATACCGGAATTAACCTTATCTAAGCTATTAATTGGCTTGATTAAGCAAGTTAAACTAGATTTTGAAGCAAATGTAGCAGATGAGACTAAATCGCTGTTATATCAGTACTTTAATGGATTAGTCGATCACAAGAAAGATTACTATGTTCAAGCGAAAGACTTATTCACAAGAGAACCGGATCATGCAAGAAATATTGAAGTGCGACTATTCTTCGATGCAAGTCGAGCTGCAGTACCAACAATTCACATAACAATGCCTAGTGAACAGCAAGGACAGAATAGTCTTGGATTAGGGGAATCAGGATATGACACGATTGATGTAGATGGTGAAAGAACAACTGCGTATGAAAGAAGATTTGACACACAATATCACATCGTGTGCACCTCTGACAATCATAGTGAAGTACTTTTGATGTATCACTTAGTTCGAGCGGGACTAATTAGCGTGTTCGATACCCTTTCATTAACTGGATTAGAAAACGCTCGTATATCAGGACAAGAATTAAAATTAAATGCCGATCTTGTACCTAATCATATTTTCATGAGAGCTGTTGGAGTGGACTGTTCTTATGATGTTTCGGTTCCTAGATGGTGGACTGAGACTTTGATAACAGCAATTTGCACAGAACCAATTACATTATTAAACCCGTAAAATGGAAGACATGGCACCAAAAAAAATTACAGCATTAGAGTATTCAAGACTCAAAGGACATACACAAAAGAACATTGCGTTTGTCATCAGTAAGCTGTATAAGAAGGATGAAACAAAAACACCTAACCAATGGAGAGATCAGATGGTGAAGGATAAAGTAATAGACAAAAAGAGTAAATAACATAAACTAAAGTACTAAATTTAAAGAATTATCTCTATTTTTAGGTAAATTTTCAATTTCTATGGCAACAAAATTTAACTTCAACGGCAAATTAGTCAAGTTACCTGGTGTGTATTCGCAGATTAAGTCTGGAATCAATAACCCACCATTAGATTTTTCATTCGGAAATGTTGTCATAGTAGATAATGACAACACATCCCTATATGGAGGTGGTTCTGGTGTTAACGGTGAACAAGAACAGAATACGGGATCCATTTATGGATTCGACAACGTTCAAGATCTGAGAGCGTTTGTAGGTGGTGGTCCAATTTGGGATATCGCAGCTCCGTTATTTAGACCTTTCGGTAGTGGTTCGCAAGGAGCTAGTACGGTTTGGATCATAAAAGGACAGACAACAGCAGGGGCAACAGAAACAATCAGTCTTACGACTGGAGGTGATGTAGCGCTCAAAACCAAGTATGAAGGACTTGGTGGTAATGGTGTTGAAGGAGTAACAAATCAACTAACTACTGGATTCGCTTGGACTATTGAAGCAGGGTCAATTGACCCAGCTAAATTCGTATTCAAGTTTTGGAGAGGAACATATAAAGGTGTTGATGCAGCTGGATTAACTTTGGATAGTTTGTCATTAGCTGAATCACAACCAGAATTATTAGCTACTTCTCCAGAGATAGCAGCATTGAGTGAATTAGTAGCATGGTCACTTACAGACTATGCATTTAACAACTACTTCATACCAGCAGATGGAACTGGAATTACTGCAGACACAATTGTCGTAGGTGATTTAGCAGCCAATACTGGAAATCAATTATTTGCTGGAGGAACTGCATCAGCAGCTACAACAGACTTTGACGCTGCAATGGCAGCAATACAAGAATTAGACTACACATTTATCTTATCATTAGAGAGTGGAGCGAATGTTGCAAGTACAGATAACATCAAATTACAATACCACATTGAGAATGATGCTAAGTATCAAAAATATTTAGTTGTAGGTGGTAGTGATGATAAGACTGGTTTTGCAACGAATTCAATAGCAGCAGCAGCAACTTACAATAGCAACCGAGTTATGGTTGTTCATGGTGGATGCTACATTGCTGATAGAAGTGTAGGAGCAAATGGTTTAAGACAGAAAAACTCATTATATAAAGCAGCATTCGTATTAGGAAGAACTTGTGGATTAGAACCTCAAATACCAATTACATTTAAAGGAATAGGTATTGCAGGGGAAGTTCATAAGCTAACAAATACTGAAAGAGAAACAGCACTAGATGCTGGTGTAATAACAACTTACTTTGAGCCAGAAATTGCAGGAGGAATTTTTGCAATCACTCAAGGTGTTAATACACTTCAGAACAACGATTTCATCGTCAATTCAGATGGGACATCACATTTAGTTTCTGTAGAAAGAATTGCAGCTCAATTGAATAAGGAAATTGAGATCAATGCGAAGAACACCTTATTAGGAAATCAGACCGCAGGGCCAAACAGATCAACGTTGAGTCTTGAAGTTGTTTCAGAATGGGTTGAAAATTATTTACGTAGAAAAGAGGCAACTCCAACTCAAGATAATTTGATTCTTTCATTTCAAGACATAACTGTTGCAATCAAGCAAGACGCTTACTGTATCAATTATGCTTTTGTTCCGAATTTTGAAGTAAACAAACTATTTGTTACTGGGTTGATAATCGATCCAAACATAACATAACATTAACTCTATTACACACTCAATATGAAAGTATTAACAGCTCCATTAGCAATTGTCAAAGTAGATGGCATCACTGTAGGTAAAATGAAAAATATTACCTGTACAGAGACATTTAGAAGAGGAAGAGTTAGTGGTTTAGGAGAATTAACTCCACAAGAATTACCAGCTACTGAATGGAATGGTACAATGACTTGTGAATTTTACGAAACAGAATTCGACAAAGCAGGTATCCCAGAAGCTATCAAAAGAAAAGCAGGTTCATTGAGAGATTTCGTTGATAACGTTTTACTTCAAGAAGAAGGTGTAGATGTAACAATCTACAAAAAGGTTAAAGACGTTGTTGATCCAGCCACTGGCTTAATCAAATCTAAACTGCAAAAACATGCGACGATTAAAGGATGTTTCATTGACAGAGAGGGTATGAACATAGCAGAAGGACAGATCTCTTCTCACAACCAGGATTTCACATATGTAACACCGATATTATACTCGTTATAATATAATCTAAATTGTAAATAATGATAAAGACACCGAGTGTTGCTCCATTAACCTTCAAGGTTAAGGGCAACGATTATTCAGTAAGCCGTATTACGATAGGAAATTTAATGAAGATCGAAATTGCCAAGGCAGAATTAGCTGGAGGTAAATATGGACAGATTTTAGCCAATAAAACAACATGGTCTGAATACACTCTTGACAACATTGATATGTTCGCTCACTTGTATGTGTTCTTCCCTAGTTTAATTACCGACTTGAAAGTCGATTCTTGGGAAGACTTGGATCCATTCGACTTGAAGGAACTTAAAGATCAATACAGAGATCAATTCACGCCATGGTTTAGTACTTTTGTAGAGTTACTAAGAAAACCAATCGTGGCAGATGTTCCAGACAAATAATCAAACAGATCAATTAAGAAATGATATCCGACGTTCAGTAGAGCGTTGGAACTTTCTATATCCACTAGATAAGTGGTATAGAGACAAATATTCTATACGCTATAATTCCGATGAACATCGTTCAATTGACATTGTTGATATCAGAATGGAGTATGAAGAAGAACACTTATATAGAAGTACGCTGATTGATATAGCACTATCTAAGAAATCTACATACATACCTGGTAGAGGTGAGTGGTTGCAAAAACAACCCGAAGTTGAGGACATGAATAAAGATCAAATTGACGACCTTTACGATAAAGTCAGCATAAAAGATATTGATGATGACGCAGAAGAAATTATAATATAGATGAATAGAGAAATAGTATTTTCGGCACGTGATAACGGTGTTACCAGCTTCATGGATAAGATGAGACAATCATCTGTTGATGTTGGTAGGGGCATTCTACAAGATTCAATGGCACAAAGTAAAAGCGCCAAAGAAGCAATTTCAAATTACGAACGACAGATTTCTCTAATCGAAAAGAAGAATAGATTAGAGCGTGATAGCGCTAAACTTGATGCTGAAAGAAATAGGGACGCTAAATTAGGGTCAGCTACAACCAGTACTGATAGAGCTGCAATTGACGATAAGTACAAGACTACAATTAAGGATATAGATCGAGGTACAAAAGAAGATAAAGTACAGACCGACCTTTTAAGAGAACTAATCCAAACAGTCAAAACTACATCAAATCAAGAACTACGTTCAGATGCGATTACTGGTCAGGGTCAAGAAGATGATTTAGAAAGATTTTTGTCAGGAGCTGATTCAACAGAATTTAGAAAAGCTGCAGAACAGCTACGTGAAGAAAGAGAAGGTGTTTCTAAAGATAAGAAAAGTGGCGGTGGCGGTGGCGGCATTGTTGCAGGGGCTGCAGGTGTCGCTGGATCCGGAAGTGGAGATCAAGCAATTCAAAGAACATTAGGTGAAGTAGGTAAAGGACCGATTTTAGGTACTATTGCAGGGTTAATTGCAATTGCTGTCGCTGGATTAACAATAAGATCACAAAGAGAAAAGTCAGCTGAACAATATGCTGCAATGTCAGGACGTTCAGTTGGATCAATTATAGATGGTCCTGAAGGAGCAACAGATTTCTTTGGAGGATATGGTCCTTCAAAATTAGGTGTTAGTAGAGAAGATTTTCTATCAACCAATGTTCCAGGTGCAGTTCGTGCAGCAGGAACGAGTAGAGGTGGTGCTGAAAGAGCAATGAGACATCTTGAAATTGAGAAAGCATTAGCACTTACCAGCGGTACTGGAGATACAATGGCTAAACTTGGAAGAGCTACTGGTGGCGATGCCACATCAATGACAAATCAAATTTTTAGTGCAATGAGTGGTACCGGCGCATTTGGTGGCGGAACAGATATGGCTCGTATGCAAGATATCATTAGTGGTATCATGGGATTTCAAGAAGGAGAACTTTCACGTGCTGGAGTAACTAGTATGAGAGGTACACTTGCTGGTAGAAGAGGATTAGAACGATTAGGTGGAAGATTCACACGTGATGACTATTCAATGCAGACACTTGCTCAAATGAATCAAGGACTAACATCTGAGGGAAGTCCTGAAGCAAGAGCAATTAAATTTGATATTTTAAGAAGACAAAATCCCAACAAATCATTCTTTGAGCTTCAAACTGAAATGGAGCAGGGGATCAACAGTAAAGGGTATATGCAAGGAATGTTGAATTTCGTAAAAGGTACGGGAGGAGATATGAATGCTCAATCAATATTACTCGATTCATTGACTGGTGGTGCTATGAGAAAGAAAGATATCTCAAGTATACTGCAAGGGAATATGAGTCTCGAAGACTTTGATACACAAACACTTGATACGAAGGGTAGAGCACTATCATCAACATCACGAGCAAATGAACAACTATTGAACGCAACTGAGCAGTTTAAAGATGTAATGAGTGGTCTTGGTGGAGGAGTTGAGGCTGGAATAGAAATGATGCGTGGTATGGGAGAAACGATGGATGGTATAAGTAAATCAGTTGATAAAATTCTAAACTTCTTTGATTAATGGCATTAGGAACGGACGGCAATAAACTAATAAAGAAGTATGAGCGCAATCTAAGAAGCTCAACTAGTAATCCGAAGCCACATTTAGTGGCTTACCGAGATAGCGGCAATGTGTTGACTATTGGTTGGGGACATACTGGACCAGATGTGTTTGAAGGTCAAACAATATCTGAAGCGCAAGCAGAGACTTTATTCCAAAAGGATGTCAGATTAAAGGCTGAGAATTGGGTCGATAGATTCATTACTGTTCCAATCACACAAAAGCAGCGTGATGCACTTATAAGTTTCACATACAATGCTGGCTCAGGCTCATTACAAAATTCAGATATACGTACACTAATCAACAAGGATGACCATGTTGGTGCGGTTGCTAGATGGAAAAGTCAAAACATAAAAAATAGATTAGGAGTACAACAAGCGGGATTGGTAGTTCGACGTGAAGAAGAGTCTGAACTTTATTTGTCAGGAACAAATGAATCTCAAGTACAGAAATCACAAGGAGAAGACTTATCTGAGCCTCTTGAAGAGAAGAAGATCGACAATAAGCCGTATTTAATTCCATATACACATAGCAGAGGTGTTGATACGATGACAGTGGATGAGTTAATCAACTCGAAGCAATTCATCACCGCAGACCTTGTTAAAAAGGATTTACTTGAATTGAAATTTGAAGATAAGACAAATCATCAACGTTTATTTGAAGCTCTGACAATAACTCAAAAGAGACAGTACAATGACGACGATGAGACGTACAACGCTAATAAAGATTATCCTGTTGTAGTAGGTGCGACTATATATCTCAGTAGTGAAAAGATAAAAATTGATAGCACATATCAAAGCAATATAACAGTTCAAAATATAGTTGAAAATCAATATTGGCCTAACATTCTCAAATCAATCACCAATGATCCGGGATATGTGCCAGCATTTGAAGCAACTGGAGAACAGCATCGAGTAATTTATCCGCAGTTAAATGTGTATTTGTGGTCGAGAGCGTTGTATCTACAACAAGGAGAAACTGGCGGATTCATTAACATTACAAGACACATTGAGCGTGTAACTACTCAGTCCGACATGAGTATCGGGGGGAATTTTACAGTGACGATGGCACCAGTAATTGGGGAGTTGATTCAAAAGGAAAATGATAGTACTTGGGAGATTTCACAAGACCTTGGTCCAGTAACATTAGGTAACATTAACCGCACAGAGAGAAGAGAGGGAATTCGCAACCATAGCTACTATGAAAAGATAACACAGCAAAATGATGTGATATTCATTAGCTTTGAAAAGTTGCAATTAGAACAAGAGAGAGATAGATCTGATGTTATTCAAAACGAATGGGTTGATATGATTGGCTTGGTTGATGCAGTAGACGTTAATGTTGCTGGACAGAGCCTAGAATATGGCGTTACAATTAGAGGACGTGATTTGATTAAAGCACTAATGGATGATAACAGTTACTTCAATCCATACAGTATAGGGCACGTTAATAGTTTATTTGGTGGAGCGTTAGGTGAGAGATATCTTCAAGGGGAATTTAAAAGTACTGCAGCATATTTAGCGCTTTCGATTAAGCAAAAAGTTGAATTCATATTTCATAGAATTGCATCAATTGGATATGTACCAAATCAAGTATTTGATTCATTCAAGAATCTAACACAAGCAACTGAAGTGACTACTGGAACTTCCAGTGGTAAGTCTGTGACAGAGACAAAGGAAGCTAGAGGAATTTGGAGAATATGTAAAGTGTTTATTGACCCTTCGGTGTCTCAATTAATTTTAGCAGATGATAGTGTATCAAATCCTGATGGAAGTATAAATGATTTATTAAATAAGATTGCACAAGCACCATTTGTGGAGTTTTTCGCAGATACATATAAAGATAAGTTTTACTTGGTGTTTAGACAGCCGCCATATACACAGGCAGCACTTGAAGACTTAGCAGCCTTGACACAAGAGGATCCAACTCAAAATGAGAAGGTTGAAGAGCAAACTGAAGTAGGGCAAACCAAAGATGGTAGAATCACAAATGACGATCCAACCAAAACAATGTTTGTCAATGACGAAGAATCCAGTGCAGAGATTTCCAACACATTAGATGAAGTTAATATTTCAAATGGCAAATTTCCTAGTGTGATAAATATTAATGAAGTCGACGTGATTAGTGATAATTTAAGATTTTCAAATGAAGCGTATAGTTGGTTCCAGGTAGAACAGAAAGGAAACTTCGCAGGAACTACAGTTACATTAGGACACGTTCCAGCAATATACTTTGATGAATTTGCACAAGTATTTGGGAACCGAAGAAATAGTGTTACATCAAACTACAGTAACTACAAATTCTTTGAACATAAAGAGGGTCAGACAGAAAAAGACTTATATGCAGATCAAGCTGCACAGCAACTTGCATATTTAGTTGAGACATCAATTTACCTTCCATTTACCAGAACTGGATCCATTACAATTAATGGTGATAGAAGAATCAAAAAGGGGCAATGGATTTATTACAGACCTACACAAGAATTTTTCTACGTTAAATCAGTAAATCAGCAGATTTCAGTAAGTAAAGAAACCATTGATAGAGACACAACGATTCAAGTTGAGAGAGGGATGGTTCGTAAGTACATCAATGGGGTAGGTGCTACAGTTGAAGTTGATGGACAGCAAAAAGATATTACAGTTTCATATTTTAATATTGTAGATTTAACTAAACTAAGAGATGGAATATATGACACAATAACAAAGGGAAGTGCGTCAGACAAATTAGATTATAAAGCAGACATAAAAATTAACTCAGATGTATTCAATTACTTCTTGAGAAGAAGACAGTATTAATGAAGAGTAGAAGAAGGGTATATCGCCAAATTAAGCCTAGCAGCAATATAAAAGCTGGAGGAGATAGAGAAACTAATGGTTTCGCATATACTGTGATACCTAATGATCTTCCTAGAGATGAATATCTCAAGATAGTGTACCAAACTGGTTATGTTATGTTAATGACATCGAAAAGAGAGCTCCTTCGAGAAGTTAAAGTACCAAATCATTTGATTGACACATTGACATTTCCTGAGGAGCAAGATGAATATGGTGACTTAGTTTCATGGAGTGCAGTTGATTCATTCAATCAATTATACATTACTGGTGTATATACCAAACCAGGACAATTTCATCCATACCTTGAAAATGTTAATGTAAAGCACTATAACTCACAGTACAAGATAACTAGAAGTGTGGATGGAAACGTTCCAGTCTATATGATATCACTTGACAGTGAAGATTTAGCTAGTGGGGTAATTGAATTTAGAGCTAAGGGGGGTGGAGGTGTATCAAGTATCAGACTAAAGACTGACGGATCCATTGAAGTTAATGCTGACGATAAAGTTATTGGAGTGTTCGAGAACAGTATACAAATGCAGATTGGAACTAAGAAGGGAGAAATCTCTACAATCAAATTTGAAAAGGATGTAGGGCTAACATACACAGATCAATTTGATAATACAGTTGTAGCTGCAGATGGTAATGTTAGTGTTAATTCGAAAAAGATTAATCTTGGACAAGGAAGCTCTCCTGCAGTATTGGGAGATAAATTAAATGAATTACTACAAAAACTCATTACTCAAGTAGCAGCAATTACAGTACTTGGCTCATCGCCTGGAACTCCAACATCACCACCAACAAACATTGTGGCAATCAATCAATTATCAAGTGAATTGTCAGCTTTGTTGAGTAGTAAGGTTATTTTAGAATAATAAATCGAACAAAAATACCTATTTTTATGCCATGGGAAATTTTAAATTAAGTAAAAGAAGTTTGTCGAGATTGAATAATGTCGAGGCTGTATTGATAGCGATATTTGTTGATGCAATCAAGGATAGCCCACATGATTTTGGCATTCCAAGATTCGGAGGGCACCGAACAGCAGAGGACCAACATTCACTATACGCACAGCGACCTAAAATTACCACGAAGGATGGTTATAAGAAAAAGTCTAAGCATCAATCGGGAAGGGCGATTGATATATTTGCCTATGTTGATGGCAAAGCTACATGGGACCCTAAATATTATGAACCAATAGCAAGACACATTCAAAAAGTAGCTCTTGAACAATATAACATTAAACTAAGATGGGGAGGAGACTGGAAAACATTTGTTGATAGACCTCATTTCCAATTATAATAAAGTATGCCAGGAATAGATCAAATACGACCATTAATAACAAACATTGGGAAAGCAGGTGTTCACGCACTATTTCCTAATGATTTTGAGTACTATGCAGTTACATTAGAATTAACTGATTCTCAAGGTAGTACGATCGATTATTTGACATTTCCAGTTAGTCCTTCAATGATTAGTTATGATGACAGTAAAATCACAAACATCAAGAAAACAATGGGTGGGGTTACTGCACTGGATATTGAAGGAGATATTCCAAAGAAGATTAGTTTGAGTGGAATGTTTGGTAGAAAACTTAGAATATTATTAGGTCCTGGAACTGAAAGTGAGAGTGAATCAACAGCGAATGGAGTTTATGATAATGTAGTTCAAGGTGGACTGCAAGTTAAAACCTCACTATTCAACGCAAGACTGAAAACGGGATATGGCACAACAAAAGTATTGGAGGCTATACATAAGAAGTCTAGTGGGTTGGATAAGTATAATCGACCACACAGATTATTCTTATATATTCCTCCTTTAGGCCATAATTTTTTAGTGAAAACTAATCAACTACAATTGAATCAAGACTACTCATCATCAAATATGCTATGGAAATACACCATAAGTTTGACAACGTTGGCGAGTATTGAAAATATAAAAGATGCTGGTAGTGTAGCAAGTAGTTTATTGAAATCAACAGGGATAGATATATTACAAAAGCAAGCTAGTGGTGCAGTTAACAAAATTAAAAACGCGATATTTTAATGGCATTGCCAACAAACATAGTAACCAAAGTAAGTGAGATCATCCGATATGATTTAGCAACGTACCTTAATTTGTATGTTAGCTTCATTGAGAATGACCGCACCAATATCTTTGACTACTATTCTGGGAACGTTAAGAAAGCAAATCAAAAATCATTTGCGAGATTAACTAGTTTGTTAAAAGAGTCGGATAAGGTTGACAACTTAATTGACATTCATAAACATAGAATGGCAACAGCTGAATTCTGGGAGTTAATTGAATTATTAACTTCAATGACAGAATCTTTATTGACGATCGACAATTCTTCAAAATGGCTTAGAAGTGTTATAACGAAGAATAATTTCTCTCCTGAGGTAGAAGTCGAACTTGTCCTAAATCAGTTGCAGACGTTAGAAAATCTATCAAAAACAGTCGGATCTGT